GTGGACCCGGTGTAAACAACGCGCAAAATCGTCGGCGGGTGCACGACCGCTAAAAACAGGCTTTGCAGGAAGCCAATGCAGGAGGTCCAATGAAACATGATGCCAGAGGGTTGCATTGATTTGATTTGATTTGATTGGTTGGGCGGTGGTATTATACTATAATCACATAACTATAATATAAATGCAATGCAACATTCATTTGTTTTGATTTGATTTGGGTTCAGTTCAACAACAACTTTTGCCGCCCCGACGGCGGTTTGTATTTCAATATGTCCAGCTCCTTGGATGTGGTGGGGAAGCTGGCCGCACCGTAAATGTCCTGCAGCAGCAGCCACTCAAACATGCCGCCGGGATACACGCGCACGTGTTTGAACCCGAGGCCCACCAGTTGCTGATATTTTTTATAGACCGTATCGTCATTCGCGTTTTTTCCATACACGATTATCTCTCGGTCCTTTCCATTCGGTTCCGACAGCATCGCGTTCATGGTCGCTTCCTCTTGGTCAATTGGCATGGTGCCCGGAATTAGGCAGGCTTGCATGCCCGGCGGCAGCGTGTTGATCAACAATGCCGGGTGCGCCGTTGCATAATAATTTGAATGCTGATACTGCTGAATGGGATTTGCCGTTCGGCACATGCACTGCATGTCCTCATAATTCACCTTGGAAATGGAAATGCTTGACCCCATCACTTCATTTATGGTTTATCTGGGTTAATAAATTAAATCATAGACATGTATTTAATTTATTTTCATATGAATTCATTCCTTGTCATACCCAATGACCGCGCAGTCCAGCCGCTTCCCCGAATTCCCGGTGGTCAGCGAATCCGGATGCCCGCCCTTGCCCAGGTCGTCCTCGTCATCGTGAATGACGAGTGACCGCCCAATTATGGAGAGTTCCCCCTCAAAAAGGGAGACCTTGGGTGTTGTGAAATGAAACGTGCTATAACGCTCTTTTGTCGCGGTGATGTTGCCAAAATCCCCCGCGTGCGAGTGAATCCCCGCGCGCGAACCGTGCTCCGCATTGGTGGGGTTGAAATGCCCGCCGCAGTTGGCGCAGTCGCTGCTTAATAAATTACCGAACTGGTGCACATGAAACCCGTGCTTTCCGGGTGCCAGATTTTCAATGTGTCCCGACACCTTCACCGGCGAAAACGGGTCGTCCTGTTTGAACGACACGTGGCTGCCCTTCAGTTTGCCCTGAAACACCGCGATTGCCTTCATTGACCTTATTAAGATAATGTTGATGTGTTTAATACTTATTTTTTTTATATTTTAAATTATATACTATAATAAACAAATAATAATAAACACGCATGACCACACCACTTCAAAGATTTTTTATTGAATATTACGATATAACCGAAAATGTGCATTTAATATTGAATATTCATGATATTGATATTTTGACATATGTGAATTATCTCATAAACAATGAAACGAACAATTGTTTTAAAAAAAAATACGATAACAAAACTCAGTTTCACATAATGCATTCATTGAACACTGCATATGAAATTTTTGATCACAAAATAGAAAAAACCGAGGTTCAAAATGAAATAAAATTCTCAAAAATAATCAATAATTCAAATGTGGTGGCATTCTCAAAAACTATTGCATCTGCCATAAATGGATCAACCAATTTCAATAATTACAAACAATATGAAAAAAGTGATTATTATAAACTTCTAAAAATATCAATCATTTGCGAAACCCATGACACAAATGCATCCATTATTGGGTTAACATCCTTTCAAAAAATGCCATTTGAATCGTTTGTGGCAAATGACAACACATTTAATTCGCAATTTAATGTGGGACAACTTTTACCGTTGCACAAGTCAATGATTTTTCACAATCAATACATTGCAATTGAAGGCAACATTTTGGGATCAAACATTGACATATTCATTTATTCAATTTTAACATTAACCATGCCAATCATCATTTCAGCTAATGGATTAGAAGTAAATGAAGTTTTCTCCGACCTTGTTGCACATGGGTTTGATTTGAATGGAATTATGATATTCAATGACAATTCTCAATTTGTTCAATTTATAAATAACGTAAAATGGAACGATTATGAAAATCAGCATTTGAATGTTCTTGCAAATAATAAAAATGTTTTGAATGATTTTATTTCAAAAGAGATCACTCGTGTAAAAAACTCAATCAATGATGGATTCACATTCATTCAACCGTCGCGCGGATTTAAAAATGCAATAGATTTATTTTACAAAAATGATCCAACTGATTTCGGTTTCATTGTGAAAATATTGGCTGACATAAAATTGAAAAATGACGTGCATCGCCATGATTTAACTCATGCAAGTGAAGTCATTCGGTTTGTATATAAAATAAAAAATAAAAAAAATGCAAATAAATCAACATTGCATTTTCAAGAAGCATGTGATCGTGTCACAAACCTGTATCATGATATTTTTACATTTGCAGATGTAAAACTTAAACCAACCACCAATGTGAATACAACCATATGCTGTTTTTGTCCCTGCCTTGAACCAGCTGATGAAATGTTAAGTGGTGTTCCACATTGTAAATGTGATATAAAAATGACTCATCTAGTCAATTCTGATTTAAATTTAATGTCGCCGGGTTGGATGATGTCATGGTTTTCCAATAGCGATTATTTAAATTTCAAAAATAATAAAAAGTTTAGCGTCAGTTATTTATTTTCATTGAGAGGAATTTCTGAAATGACCGAACACATGAAAAGTGATAATTTCACTTATTCGGTTAGACAATACATCATTGATAATCTTCCGAAAATTCATACACCAAAAGTCATTTACATGACCAATTGGAACAAAGATCTGCCCAAAAAATATCCACATGTGCCATTGCTGCCAGATTCCAAAGAATGTTTATATTATTCAATGTTCAACATATCTCTTGAAAATTCTAAACAGGTGAATTATTTTTCCGAGAAAATCATAGATTGTTTCTTGACATTCACTATACCGCTGTACATTGGATGTCCAAACATTGGCGAATATTTTGACACTAGAGGCATTATTTTTGTATCAAATGCATATGACTTAATAAGCAAATGCAATTCATTGACGCCGGGATTGTATCATTCATTGCATGAACATTGCATAAATAATCATTTTTTAGTAAAGTTTTGGACAAAAAACTACAACCACACAGACCTAATCAAGGGTTATATTGAATTCATGGAATCATACTATCACTAAAATCTAAATGTTAATTTTGCGCGCAGCTCCCTTTTTTGCGGTTCGGGCCAGACGCAGCGCTCTACTGGTTGATTTACACCCGTTCTCCAGAATGGCGTAGTCCACTGCAGCGGCCTTGCCGCCCGTGATCGCGCTGGCCAGTCGGGCATAGCCCCACGACTGCGGGGTTTGATTGGGACGGGAACCCGATGAATAAAATGCGCCCTCTCCCTTCCTAACAATTTGTTTTAGCGCGCCGATAGAACACTTGGTGGCTTGGGCCAGTGCCGCATTTGGAACAATGCGGTCCACATGATACATGCGGCGCGCTGTAACCACGTGCTTGGATGCCACGTGGGGGAACGATTTTAGCTTCGTTGTGCGACCATAGTATTTGCCGCGCTTATACAGCCGGCGCGACCGCTTCAGCATGGCAATCTGCTTGCTGCGATCTTTGCGCGACAATGCGCGGGGGACATGGCGCCTTGGCACATTCAGTGCTGATTCGGATGTCATGTGGTGAGGTGCATACATATTGTGCATAATATAAATTATGCAAAATGTAAACAAAAATGCATGGGGGTGGTTCAAGTTAATAGGACGGGTTGCTGCTGTTTTCATTTGTTTAAGCACCACCAACACAATGCATGATTACACATACACGGTTGACTTTAATTGATTTTTTTAAAAAAATGCAACAACAGAAAAAATATTATATAGGCATACTATATAATCGCAACAAAACATGCTATCGTTCAATCAATTGACTGGACAATGGGTCAGTGACAACAATGGCAACACGACCATTGGCACATCCAGTTCTGCAAACACGAATCCGCGATTGCCGGCCAGTGCAGCTGTTGCGCAGAACAATTCAGCAGTTGGATACGGGGCTTTGAAAAACAATCAAACGGGGAAATGCAACGTTGCAATTGGAACAAATGCATTGAACACCAATGTGGGAGGAAGCAACAACATTGCAATTGGCGCGAATGCATTGTTTAATCCGGGCACTTATGCAGAGCAAGCTGGGAATAGCAACATTGCTATTGGAATCAATGCGCTGAGTGGGAACACGGGTGGCCAGAATAATGTGGCCGTTGGTTCTGCAACAAATTCAAATAATCATGATAATTGCATTTTAATAGGAAATGGTGCAGTCACGCAAGATGACACTGAAATTGGGTTGGGAGGATTGAACACGCGGTCAGGCACCACTGGTTCCCATCAGCATGTTGATAAATTCCTGCAGACTAGATTGACCGGCGGAAGCACCGGTCAAGGCACATACTACATTCCGCTATTTCCCGTTGCCAATTCGTTTGAAGCGATTCCGGATGGAACCAATTGGGGAGATTATCTGTTTTGGGCACCCACTGGCACAACGGGTGAATGGCAAGTGGGAAACACGAATATAACCCTTGGACAGAATGCCGGGTTAACCGGTCAGGGTGCCAACGCAGTTGCCGTTGGTCACCTGGCGGGTCAAACCGGGCAGAAAGATGATGCAGTTGCTATTGGATACAGATCTGGTCAAATTGGACAAGGCCTTTTGACAGTTGCAATCGGCGCTGGAGCTGGTCTTACCGGGCAGAATAATGGAGCAGTTGCAATCGGCGCTGCAGCTGGTCAAACTGGTCAAGGTCTTGAAGCAGTTGCAGTTGGTTTTGAGGCTGGTTCATTTGAACAAGGACAATATGCCGTTGCCGTTGGTTTCCAGGCGGGTCAAACCGGACAGATGGCCAATGCAGTTGCAGTTGGTCACCAGGCTGGTGAAATCTATGGCAAGACCGGCGCAGTTGCAGTTGGTTTCCAGGCCGGCCAATGCGCGCAAGGTTATTCAGCAGTTGCCGTTGGTAACCAGGCTGGTCAAACCGGACAGGGTGACGGTACAGTTGCCGTTGGTCACCAGGCGGGTCAAACCGGACAGGGCAATTTCGCAGTTGCCATCGGTCCCCGCGCGGGTCAAACCGGTCAAGGCCAAAATGCCATTGCCATTGGTCACCTGGCTGGGTGCAGTGGTAGTCCTCAAGTTGGAGGAAGCATCGTGTTGAATGCAACAGGTGTTGGAGTGAATGCCGGAAACACCGGGTTTTTTGTGGACCCGGTCAGAGCTGATGTAGCAGACGACAATTTGGTTAATTATAACGCGGTAACAAGAGAACTCACTGCTAGTGGCAAAACGTTCATCATTGACCACCCTCTTGATCCCGTCAATAAACATTTGGTCCATGTTTGTCTGGAAGGACCCGAGGCCGGCGTTTATTACCGAGGCAAGGGTGAAATCGTGAATGGATCGTTCGTCGAGGTTCAGCTACCTTCGTATGTGGGGACATTGTGCACCGACCTCACGGTTCAAATCACCCACATATATGACGGCTCCGTCAAAGTGTTCAGCTCAAGTGAAGTGGACACGGCAGCCAACACATTCACGGTGCACGGCGAGAACGGCCGGTTCAACTGGTTGGTGCACGGAAAGCGCGGCGACGTGACAGTGGAGCCCAACAAGGTTGATGTGACCGTTCGTGGAGACGGCCCTTACAAATACATCATCTAATGACTAATTTTAAGAAGCATCGCGTTCATGGACGCCTTGATTAAATCATATATATGCAATATGGCGAGTATTCCAAAGAAAAAATATTTTGTATTGCATAATGTAATACATAATACAAAACAACTCCCCTAACAATTCATGAATCGTCGTTGTCATTTCGTCCGTCAAACCTTGGAGGGCTTCAAATCTTATGGACCCATGCCGAAAGACTTGGTTGCAAAAGGCATACCGATACAAAAAAAAGGTTTTCTGATTTAGATGGTCGGAATGAATTCCCAGTTGAGCTCCTCGCATATTTTCTTCCAGATTTCGTCCTGTTCAATGCGCTTCTCTCGGTCCTTCAGCATGGGGAAATAGGACAGGAACTCGCGCTGGTTCAGCAGCTCGCACAGCTTGTACA